TGCAGTTTCCCCCTTAACATCTAAAGATAAAGAAGGAATTATTACTAAAAAGGGAATTTCCGTTGATGGTGTAGATCCTCAAGTATTGTCTATGATATCTGCATTACAAAAAAAGACAAATAAAACTTTAAGAATTACTAGTGGTAAAAGAGAGTTAGGTGCTAAAGTTGGTAAGATGACAACGGGTGGTAGTGCTACAAATCCACACGTACTTGGTAAAGCAGTAGATATTTCTGTAACAAATGAAAAACTGAGTGATGCTGACCAAGAGAAAATTTCTGAAGAAGCTTTAAATTTAGGATTCACTGGTATTGGTGCTGAAGGCGACCATCTACATCTTGACACATCACACAAAACGCCGACGACTTGGGGTAATGCTCCATACACTTATGAAGGTGCACCTCAGTGGGCAAAAACTTTAATATCTTTACATGGTGGTCGACCGTTAGGAACCAAGGCTGTAGCAAAAAACTTAACACCAGCGCCAATCATTATTAATAAAAATATCAGAGTCGCTTCTAACGACACTCCAGCAAATAGAAGTGTTCCTGCTGGACCATCTTTGGATAAACATTTTGATGTACATAATGCTCCAGCTGGCCAGAGTCACCACGCAGTATAAAAAAATGGGGATGGATTTCTCCACCCCCAAGTTCACCCGATAGGATTAGGACTAGTCATTAGCAAGCTTCTTGAAGTAGCTAAGATCATCGTCATCCTCTACTGTAGCCGCGAACGGGACGGCAGCGACAGGACCAGATGCATCAGCATCCTTCTGCCTAAAGGTAGGCGCGGCAGCTACTGGAGCGTCCTCCTGGAACTCCCTGGAGACCTTTGCAGTCAGTCCCAGAACGTCATTTAGCTTAGTCTTAAGGGTATCGTACTCCTTAAAGTTCTTCGGGTCCAGGAACGCCTGGAGCGAGTGAGCAGACTTCCAGATACGCTCTAGTTCACCATCATCATTGTTCAGAGGACCACGATCCGAGAACTCAGACTTGTCGTAATTACGATAGCCTTCGACCTGACGGATCTTGATCTTGAAGCTGGCGCCTTCCCAGAGATCAAAGGGATTCAAAGGCTTCTCATCAGCGAACTGAGGATTCATCGCCTCATTAAGCTTATCGAAGATCTTCTTACCATACTTGAAGAGGAACACCTTACCTTCGTTCTGTGGCTTCGAAGGGTCGCTAACGATATACACATTGCTGATATATGTTAGCTTGCGCTTCTGGTCACGAGCTTGCTTACGAGCAGGTGAGTTGTCATCAGTGGTCGAGTTCCATAGCTGAGTGTTATACTCGCTCACTGGATCAGCCTTGCCGATTGTTGTTAGGGAGTTTTCAATGTACCACTTGCCAGTGGTTTGACCCTTAAACCCATGACCCCAAGTGCGTACGAAAGGCACGTCTTCAGCGGCAGGAGCAGGTAGGAAGCGAACAACGGCATAGCCATTGCCAGTCTTGTCTACTTCAGGATACCAGAAGCGGTCATCCGCAGATGAAGCATTTTCATTGGTATTAATCTTCTTAAGCTGAGCAGTTAGCTTAGTTAGTTCAGACGAACGCGAGTTCTTTAGTGTAGCAAAATCCATTAGTATTCTCCGTATGTTTGTATGTTTGTATATGTGATTATCCGCGTACTCAATAATATAACCTATTTATCAAAAACAGTCAAGGCAATATTTCGCATCTTCTGTTTATCATAATTTAGAAAGGGACGATACTTTTTACATAACAAATTAACTTCCTTCCACACAATATCGTCACCCAGTTCTTTATTCCAATGCTCGGAGAAACCTAAGAGATCATCTAGTATGATTAGACTCTCTATGCTTATCTTCTTACGAAGGAATATCTTCAGCAGAAAGGGATGCTGTTGATTCTTTACTATAACGTTTTCATCTAATGAAGTCAAGCAGTTTTTTAGCTCTTGTTCAAAATAATATGATAGTGCTTGAAATCTTTTCTTCCAGTCGACATAGATCTGTTCATATTTACAATTACCGACTAGATCACCTACCCAAAGATTAGACTCACCAATGACAAAATTTGATATTAAAAAGTCTTTGACATCTTTTCTCTTGGCTAACTTAGCGAAGAAGAACCTATCCTTACGAGTTTGGAATTGATCAATAGATGTTTTAATCTTACCATTATATTTTATGAAATCATATGACTCAGTCGTGAAGTGATTTTTCAGAGCAGAGTACAAGACATAAGTCTCATATGGGGTCATATGTTAGGAAGCCTCGCTATCTTGGGTAGATAGTTTAAAGTTTCAGCTTCACCCTGTACCTTGCTCTTCATATTAGAGTTCAGCTTGATAAAGGATGCTGCTGTTTCTACTTCAATCTTATTACGATCACAGTACAGGATAACAGCATCAATATACTCGATGTCAAGTTCCCATACTAGTTCTTCGATCTCACGCGCAAATTCTGCAGGTGTTTTTAGTTTTGGAAGGCTCATGACCAGCCAATTAGAGTTTTTAGATGAGCTATATCTTCAAGACGTTTCTCAGCACTGCGAGGATACTTCTTCGCGCGCATGTCTGAGGCGGGATTCTTAGGACCACGCTCCATACGCACTAATGCTTCTTTTCGCTTTTCCATTTTAGTCTTTGGCATAATATATCCTCTTTGTTGAAAGGTGGTGGGTATTCTGTTTCTAGGAACCCACCGAACCCAAGTCTAGCTTATGCGGCTAGAGCAATGCTTCCATTATCGTTAGCATTTACATTTGATCCGTCACGGTGGTATCTACCGATTAATCTCCGCTACCCTATCCTCGCCTGTCGATCCTGTGTCGCCCCCGCAATGGTGGAGGCGTCGGGTACTGCCCCCGAGTCCAGAACGCTAATCAAGTAACATCAACGACCAATTACTTCTTCTTCTTAGAAGTCATCTTCTTAGCAGAAGCCTTAACCTTAGTGGCAGTCTTCTGAACTGCTTCCTTAGCATCAGCAACGTCAACCTTGCCATCCTTGTTTACATCAAGAACAGCCTTAACATCTTCCTGAATCTTCTTCGCTTCTGCAGCTAGAGGATTGCCGGCAAATAGAGACTTAATATTGTCCCCAAAGATAAAATATACTGCAACTAGTGCAGCAACAACAAGTACGATATAAATCATTTTATTCTCCTTAATTAATTAACAACACAATCATTATACTATATGCGAACATTTAAGTCAAGCTTTAATAGCTACAGTGTACTCTACTGGATTATTTAATACTCCTCGCCGAATTAAATCGGTAGTCTTACGAGTGGGTTTCAAATACTGCAGTATTCGTGGAACAGCTTTAAGAGGATCAGCATTACCGCACATAAAAATATCTATGGCGATATAATTCACCTCTGGGTAGTGATGCCAAGACAGATGACTCTCTGCCAAAACAACAACACCAGTAGTACCACACTCTTCACCAAACTCATGTACATGTTCGCTTAGTACAGTAGCTCCGGCGTCCTGACAAGCAAGAGAGAACTGATGAACTAGATCTCCCTCGCTAAACTTATTGTTTTCTATACCCCACAGGTCTAGGATAAGATGATTACCAACATATACGCTGCCATCTTCCATTTTCCGGAAGTGATTAAAGATATCTTTCACCATAATTCATTCAGCACCTAGTTTTGTTACTTATTATTTATAACCAGTCCAATCAACTGGATCGCCACCCAAATACTCAAGCACACCATTAATATTACGAAGTGTGATGAGACTTTCATCAATGTCCATGTAGTAAGTTGTAGGATTTTCTGCATCTGCAGTCCGATCAATATCCTTCCTGATAATATCAGCCAGATCTTCAGCGCATTTCTGAAGTCTTTCTACTACAAGGGAATCTAGTGAAAGACTATCAACATTAATAGTTACGGTTTGCATAATTCTCTCCTATAAAAAATAAAGAGCCTTTTAAAGTCATGCTCAGGACAAAGGTATTATTAAGCAGCTACAGCAAGTTGACCACGAATACCAAGAATAAGCTTATACTCATTAATGGTTATTGATCCCATATCCCTATTGTGTTCCTTTCTAATAACAGCACCCTTCGCAAGTTCACCACCCTTCGCCCAAGGGGTATCATGACCCAAAACAGAATCAGCAAGAGTAAGCGGTAACCCATCTATCTCACAAACATAACCCTGGATAGACAACAATTGTTCCCGTTCTCTTCCATTGAAGCTTCTGTTCTCTTCACGAAAAATAACTCCTGTTGGCTTATTAGAAAAATACTTGTAGAATATATTGAAACATTCTTTTTGATCATCGCTATTCGCAAAATTCTTTGTCTTAGACCTAAAGAATTCTTTCAAAAGATGCTTCTCACCTTCATAGTCGTGTAGAGCTTCATCAAGATCAGATTTCCTACCAGTCAATCTACTATAGACTGCCATGAA